GGCGCACATCACAGCATCACCAGTGCAGGGAGGAGGACCACAACAAGAGCAAGCGCCGCATTTTGAATCAACGGCCTGTTTACAAATCACGGCGGCAGGAGTTTAGACGCAGAAATCAGAGAGTGATTCGCCGTCACCTGATTCGGTTCCGGTTCCAGTGCCACCAGATCCGGGACCAGTTGAAGAATTTTGACCTGCACCCGCACCGGCACCAGCGTCAGCGGCATCATTGTCAGATCCGCCAGAGGCTATGGCGTCACCCGCAGCGCGTCCAGCAGCTTCGGCGGCAGCAGCATCAAGACCGGCAGCGCGTGCGGCTTCAGCGGCGCGTTTTGCAGCGGCCGCAGCGGCGTCAGCCGTGGCCTGAGAAAGACCACGCGCAATAGCCTGAGCGCGTGCAGCGGCTTCAGCAGCGGCACCACTGCCAGCGGCGCTATTTGCGTCATGACCGGCACCGCCTTGAGCAGACGAGCCAGCAGCAGCGCCAGCAGCAGCAGCACCAGAAGCACTTGACCCAGACATGATGGCCGATGATGCAGCACGACCAGCAGCGAGGGCAGCGGCACTGGCGGCGGCGTCGGCTTCGGCTTGGGTTTTACCGGCCGCGATGGCATCGGCACGAGCTTTTGCGCTAGCGGCTTTTGCAGCAGCAGCAGCAGCAGCGGCGGCCCGTTCGCGTTTTTGCGCTTCGGTTTCGGTGGGAATGCAAACAGCCAAACCGTTGACTGTGCCAGATTGACCGGCACAGGGAGGCGGTGCGCCAGTCACATCAGCCGGAGTAATTGGACCTGAGCATTCAGAACCAGAAAGTGCACCAGAAACATTGGCACTAACAGCCCAAGATCCGTTAGTGAGGTTTTTTAAATTTAAGGAACCGGGAAGAACATTCGCATTACATTTGTAAGCACCATTTTGAACACAAATGGAACGAGCAGCAGCAGAAAGAGGCGCGGCAGAACCACCAGCAAGGCCAATGCCACCATCACCAGCGGGAAACCAACCGACGCCGATAGTGGCGGATGCTGATTGATTGACAGGGCAATTTTGAATACACACACCAGCGGCATCACGGTCAACACCAGCAGGACAATCGGGACGTGTACAGGTTGAACCTGAAAGAGTCCATCCACCAGTTGAAGGACACGTATAAACCGTTCCTTGACAAGTGCCGTCAGAAGCTCTAAATGTGCTGCCTGATGGACAAGACGAATTAAGCTGCGCGTTAGTAATCCAACCGCAATTAGTAGCAGACTTGCAATAATTTCGAGACATGATTTCAGAGCGGAGCGCAGTGCCAACGGCGGATTTTGTCCAACCGGAAACCCAATACCAATTTGGAAAACTACCAGCTGTGGCCGACGCTGTATCAGTCGTGCCCTTAGTCATGCAAGCTGACAAATTATCGACGGTGACAGTAGGCGAGGAAAAAGCCTGAGAACCAACTACACAACCACCAGAACCACGCGGAATATCAGCAGGTGTTGCCGTTGCGGGTATGGTTTCAGCAAATGAAAATGAACTGAAAAACAGCAAGAAGAACGAAAAAATCAGGCGGTAAATATGAGCCATGCCGCCCCCAGTATTGCGATGAGAAGAAACAGGCCCATGATGTGATTTCCTATGTATTCCATTGACGCCCGGAGCTTGCGGGCGGAGCGTCAACAGAATCGACAGATTAAGACAGAGCGCGACGAACCCATTTGAAGGATCGGATGCCGACAAACAGAATCATCACAGCAGTACCAATCAGGGCCACGGGAGCGGCAGCGGCCTCAATTTCAGTCACAACTTCAGTCACCACGATGGCGGCTTGTGCGCCGGTAGTCATAAAAGCCAGAGAAGCCACGGCAGCAACGGCAGCGATTTTTTTAAACATGATTTTTCCAATCAAAAAAGGTTGCAAAAGCACAACCGGGCAACGCTCGTAAAGCGCTCACCGCTTGGGTTTCAGGTTTCATCCGGAACAGTTTCATCGACGCACACGGCTTTTATGAGAATTCGGAAACCGAAGGCCACAGCCCAGACGATCAGAATGGCCGACCCGATCAAGCCGGCATCCTCAAGGGAGAGGGACAACAACGGCACTTCGAGAACGACAGTGCAGGGGGAAACGGTGCAATTGATCGTTGTCATATGTAGTCGTTGGCAGTGCCAAGCCGGTCAAGGTCGATGACTTGCGCCCGGTCATCCGAGTCGGTGTTATCAATGAGCAGTTGCGCGGCCTGATCCAGATCGAACACGACACCGCCACCGGCTTCACGAAGTGAACGGGTCCATGTGGGTTCCCCGCCGTCCATCGACGGGCACAGGAAGCGGCCTGTTATGAGGGACTGGACAACGAGGCGCATAGTTAGGCAGCGGCGCGAGTGGCAGCGGTGGGTTTGATGCCGACGAGCACCAGCTTTGCCGAGTCTTTGCCTTGTGCGTCTTTGCCGACGATCACGTCGAATTCACAGCTAACAGGGATACCAGACGCGGGGAACGACTTTTCAAGGTGAGCCCACTTTTGAAATTCAGTGGCATCACCGAATTTATAAGGGACGGTCACGGCACCCATGGCCTTTGTGTTAGTCGTGCTAGCAAAATCGGCAGGGAGATAAAAAGTCGTGGAGGAATATTTGGTTCCTTCCATCTCGCCTTCGGATGCTTTGATACCGAAAAGGGTGGAGGTGCTTTGCATTTTCATTTTGTGGTTTCCTTGGTTTGCCCTGAAAAACGGTTACGCGAAAGCCGGGCGACTTTCAACCGTGAATAAAAAGTTGCGGCCGTTTTCCTGTTTTCCGGGCACAGGGGTTAAGACCAATTCGGTAATTTTTTTGAATGCGGGAGCAATCTGTTTTTGGATCTGCTCGCGACTGAATTTGGCGAGGCGTCCGGGCAGCTTTTGATGCGTGACGATGGACAGGAATTCGTTTTCGCCGAGGTATTCGAAGGCAACGGCGAGGTTTGCGGCCGCAGTTTCCTTCACCCAGCGAATAGAGCGGAGGCATTCGGCTTTAACGGTTTCAATCGGCAGACGTCCAATACAGGGGACTTTTTCAGCCTTTGCGGTGGCATGGGCTTTGAGCATTACCGATTGGTGCCAGTCGGAGGCACCGGCAAAGAAATCATCCGGGCGGCGCAAGAGGTCAGAGGACAGGACGCGCAATTTGTTGCCGTAGCGGAGTTCGAAGCGAACCCAATCGCTATTTGCCTTTTCACCATAGAGTTGGTCACCTTTTTCGTAGATGTTGGTGATTTTTCCGGCTTCGCGGGAGCCGATGTAAATCGACCGATCGTGACCGTTTTCCCAATCGCCTACGAGGTTGAATTTGAGTTTCCGGCCGCCGACGTTGCAAAGGCCGTCCCGGTAGTCAGAGCGCACGGAATCTATGCCGCCTTGGTAGCCATCGAAAAAGTCAAGGGCCAGGTCAGCGCGGGTCAGTGTGGCTTCATGGGAATCAATCAGATCAGCGAGGCGGTCACGCCAACCGGCGTCGGCAAAGGTGCAAGCAGTGCCAAAAATATTGCAATGGATCGTTGCGGCTTGGCTTTGCTGGCGAGGGGATTCGCTGGAAGACAGGAAGCCGACCCACGCGCATTCAGTGCCATTAAGGATGATGGAAAAGCGGCTTTTGTAAAAGTCCATGCCCTTTTTAATCTCAGGGTCAACGGTGAACTGTGGGCCGAGGCAGGCAGCGGCCTGAGTGGCAAGGTCCAGGGCCTGGGCGGTGGCGATGTAGTCGGATTCGTCAAAGTCTTTTTGACTTTTGAGGCGAGCCGCTTGGGTGTTTTCCCATTGAACCGAGTCCTGACGGGTGGCCGGGAAAAGGAGATCAAGGGAAGGCGCAGGGGCGGCGCGAAGCATGGCAGTGAACCGAACCCAATCGACGTGAACGGAGTTGCCGGAATCTTGGCGCTCAGCTTGGAGGCGGAGTTTCACGGTATCACCTTCGAGTACCAAAGCCGATGGTTTGGACTTAGACATTTTTGGAGGCCTCGAAGGTTATCCCCGTATTACCAACGGGGTGCGCTCCGCGCGGCGCGGTGCCGGTGGCGGCTTCGCTTCGCTCACCGGCAGCCGCGAGACGGCGAAGGCCGAAGCCAGCCAAGAATTGAGCGTCAAGGAATTCAGCGATTGAAAGCCATGCGTTTTGATTGCGGGGAATGGTGCGCTCAGGCTGCACCGAAACGGAGGAAGCCGCAAAACTGCCCGTTTCGGAGTTTTGCGCAGTCTGAGCGCGTAAGAAATTTGTGGACATTGCGGTTTCCTGTGAAAATGGCCCCGTGTTGAAGGGGGTTTTTGTTCCATTATTTGGAACATGTGGGAAATGTACCAGAAAAAGGAACACCACAAGGGGCAATCTGATGAAACCGGAATATTTAGACGAATTGATCAATCGAGCCAGCAAAGCGGCAGGAAATGATTCAGCGCTCGCGCGAGAGCTTGAAGTGGGTAGGTCAAGAATCAGCGACTGGCGAAAGGGGCGTATCCCATGCCCTGTAGGTGATCAAACCCTAATGGCAAAAATGGCCGGACTGGACGCCGATGCATGGAACGCACGCGCCACGATCAGCCAATATGCAGGAACTACCAAGGGGGCGAAACTGGAAGCAGCGTTAAAAAAAGCTGCGCTAGCGACTGGCGCGGCGCTCGCTTCATGTGGAGCTATTGCCGGCAATGATCCGATCTACTTAATACGATGTATAAATAGATAACCGGTTTTTGATAGGAAAAATTTATTATGCCTCGACTGGCAAGAGCGGGGAGAGGTTGACATGGGGGGCGCCCCCCATACCCCCCCTGAACGGCCGGATTTACGCTAATCGCTAATCCGACCTTTTGAATTCACTGTTGAGCAGTAGTGGAGGGGGTTATCTGATCTGCTGTGAGTGATGAAACTGGAAGGGGTGAAGGGGTTTCGGTGTTGGGTTTTTGAGGCTGGACAGCTTGAGAGATTGCGGCTTGCCAATCAGTGAAGAATCCACCCGCAACGATTTGTTTGCAGAGATCGTGAGGCACATCTAATTTTGTGGCCTGCTGGGTGAAACAGTTGCAGCGTGGTCCCATAGAGACACAAGCAGCAGGGTAGGGGACGTTTACCGGTGTGGTGTTGGAATCATAACGCGGTGCAGTGTGAGCAAGGCCAAGGACGCGCGGCTGAAAGCTGGCGAGGTACTCAGCCGAAGACTGTTGCGGCGTGAGTGCAACAGGTTGAATGCTTTGTGAAGGCGATCCAAAAGGCGCAGTCGCTTGAATGTTGGCATTTGTCTTAGCTGGTTTGTTGATGAGGTTGTCTTGCAAGCTGGCATATGCAAAGTAGCCAACAACAGGAAGGGCAAGGGCCATGCCTGCCAATAGCTTGACCTGAAAAGGAATTTTGACCTTTGCGGTATCCAGCGAGGTCGAAACGTACCAATCAAAAACTTCCTTGGGGTAAGGTTTCATGCTGACTTGGCCAGATTCCCCCGATCCGGCTTTTTGAGGCTGATCGTTGACAGAAGGCCATTCGAGCACTGAAACGAGGGGGGCACCTGATGCACGCTTGAGGTGACGATGCCAACCGGGTGAGCCAATCAGCCGACGCACGTAAGAGTCGAACTGCATTGGATGCTGAGTTATCAGAAAGAAGTCAAACCCGCGCCGCCGATGCTCTGCAAGCATTTTTATGTGGTCGGGCAGAGGTTCCTTTGCAGTACGCGCAGGAAAGTCGTTATGGCATTCATCAACGATGAAAATGGCACCGTCAGGGACAGATTGCCAGTCTTTTATGTCAATTTGGGTCCAGGACTTGAGAGGACCATCTTTGGCAGGTTCAAAGCGTCCATTGTGATAGACAGGGCGAGATTCTTTTTCAGCCAGGTCATGAACGTGTTTGAGGGTGAAAAGGGTTTTGCCTGCACCGTTTGCGCCAGTGGTGAGGTACAGCATTTATACACCTACCCACTTGCGGAAACTGTCACCGGTAAGGCCTTGAATTGTCAGCCGAACCGTAATGGCTGACATGATCAAGCTGATGAAGTTGCCGACCTGCAAAAGACCGGCAACAGCCAGAATTTCAGCAGGTAGACCCTGAAAATTTGCCACGGCTTGAGACTGGAGCCAATCGAGTGACGTGGTCAAACCCGTATAAGTCACAGCCGAGATGCCCAAAGCGATAAGCACACGGCCAGCAATAGAGCCAGCAACATTGATCAGACCCCCCAAAAGTGACGCGAGAAGAACAGGCATTTTTTAACCCCTTGTGACGATTCGACCAGCCAACAGAAAGCCAATGGACATGAGCAAAGTGCCCAGAGTGCCGAGGATGCTATTGAGTTCAGAAAACGGGAGCGTGACAGAGTGACCAGCAACGACGATCGTTTTATCAGTCATGCCACCAGATCCGCCACCGATAGCACTGGATGTGCTGAAGCTGGATGATGAAATTTGAACGTCTTTTGAACCGGGTAGATCGTCGATCAGGACGGTATCAACTTTGGTTTTTTCGGTTTCATAAAGCTGTGATTCGTCATGTGGTTCAGG